GTTTGCCCACACAGTGCAACCAGCCCTAGATTATGGACATAGGCTATTAGCTACACAACGTGCCACCTGTCCAGATGCAAAGATTGTTTTGTTGGAAGGCAACCACGATTGCCGCATGCAACGTTATGTTATTGCCAACGCTATGGCCTCTAAAGGCATTAAGCGTGCGTCCGCCACACCTGACGAGTGGCCTGTTCTATCAATCCCATATCTATTACGACTCGACGAACTAAAGGTGGACTACATTGGAGCATACCCTGCTGGAGAATACTGGCTTACAAAAACATTACGAGCAATTCACGGAACTATTGCAAGGTCTAATGGTTCAACCGCTAGCGCACACGCCAACAAGAACCCACATATCTCGACAGTATTCGGCCACACGCATCGTCAAGAACTCCAGTACAAAACAGTTGCAGACGCAGACGGTCCAATACGAAGTGTCGCGGCAAGTCCTGGGTGCCTCTGTCGAATTGACGGCGCGGTTCCTTCTTACGGCTCTGGTCTTAACGACTTTGGTCGACCAGTCAAACATTGGGAAGACTGGCAACAAGGAATCATGATTGGGTGGATAAGAGAAGACGGACACTTCACTTTACAGCCAATTCATATTATGGACGGCTGGGCAATTCACGAAGGTACGGAATTTACCTCAAAGTTGTAGTCATTTAGGCGTATCATTTAGGTATGGCTAACCCACACCAAAATACGCAGAACCTTGGCGCAAGCGGTCTTGCGGGCACCTATACCAACTATGGTGGTGGCGGTGTTCCAGTCGCACGTTCCGACATGGACTTTCTACGCATGGGTGTTGGCCGTGCTCCACAAGCAGAATATCCAGATGGTTATTTAGGAACTATTCGTTCACGTCGTGATGACCGCGGGCGTCCATCTAGTACTTCTGACAAAGTATTAGACAGCATGAAAGCTCGCGTTGGTCAGCGTAGCTATCAACGTGGTGTGCATAGAGGCGAGCGCATTGATTCGTCTGATTATTATTATCCAAAAGGTTTAGAGCGTGAACGCGGAGTTATGCGTCAACTAAAAGCTGCAAAGCGTGGTGTTCCTGCTCAACGTTATGTTTACGACGCGATGATTGCTCCAGCCCCACACTTACCAAATGATGGAAAGACAGGCCCTACCGCCCGTAGTGATTCGCCAATTCTAGTTAACGCTGCACGCCAAGACCAAATGGCTCGTATGCGTCCGCAGTGGAGATAACATGCCAGGTAAATATGCAAATGGTGTTTATTCAAACCGTCCGTGGATTGCTCCCGAAGAAGGTGCGTATCCACCTCAAGCATATCTAGGCCCTTTCCAAGGAAACAATGACCGTCTGTTAGGTCAGGCCTTGGCCGTTGGCGCTATGACAAGCGAAGAGATTCAAGAATATGTGCGCCCAAACCTACCTCAGATAGAACTATTTCCCGATAGATACGGGTATGTCACTACAGAAATAGGAATTCAGGATATTGTTGAGCTTGGTGGACGTGCTGGTGGACAGCGTGTTGAGTCTGATTACTCCAACACTCCAAACACTACTCAGTCAACTAGCCGCAACACGTTAGGATATGGAGTCTAATAGTGGGACGTAACAACGCAGATTTTGGAAACTCAACCCCAGATTGGCAAAGCCCGTGGCCTAAAGGACACCAAAATCGTACTGAGTACGTAAGTCCTGAACAGCAAACGGCCAACTCTCGTGGACCAGCTAAACAAGAGTATCGCACAGAGTACGATAAGAGTTCAAATAGTTTTATGACTAAGAGTGACTATCAAGCAAAACATGGTTGGGTAAGTGCTTGGCCACAAGGTCATCCTAATCACACGCCTGCCGTTAGCCGTGAAGAACAAACTCAGAATGCTCGTAGGCAATCAAATGGCCGTTAAAGACCCAGGTTTATTTACAGATTCCACCGGCGAAGGCATGGCCGGAACTACAGATATTTCCTTAGAAACGCAACAAAATTTGAAGGAAACCCAATACAATGGTTCCAAGGCGTGCAAAGGTTGCGGCAAGGCAATTAACCCTGTTTTGGCCATGACCAACGACCATTGCACTCACTGCTCACGCCGCAAGGCAAGCACACTAGTAAAGAATAGGATGGCACAATGACCGTTCGTAAAGCACGTTCAGAGAACGCTGATATGTTGGAAGGCGCAACCGACGGTAAGTATCGCAAGCGTCGTCCTAATACAACTGTGGCTCCAGGAATGGGAGACCAGACTGTAGTTAAGAACCGTGCAGGATTGCACCCTTATATGAACTATGGTTTCATTAACTCAGAAGAAACCAACAAAGTAAACCCGGGAGCAAACTAATGGCAGAAATAATTAAAATTGGCGAAGGCGGCGGTGTTCGTCGTGATAAGGGAGCGCCTGTAGTTCCAGCGCCTCGTCGTGAGTCGGACCCAGCACGTGTTGCAAAATTTCCTGATAGAGCAACTGCAGTAGCAGCCTTTACCGCTATGGCACGTTCAGGAGCACTTCGAGCAACATCACAGCCTTCTGCAGAAGAAGGTGCATCTGAGCGTCAAGCAGTTCATGATGAAGCAGCAAATCAAACACGTCTTCAACCACCTGGAAGTAAAGACCGCGGCAAAGCATATTCAACAGCTGCAAAGCGCGTTCAACAAGTTAAAGATAACACTTGGTAAGTAACCCAAGGAAAGGCAAGTAAAAATGGCAAAAGACTTTGTTCCAGACGAATCCGACCTTAGGGATGTAAACAGCATGGACGCAAGTCCACAGTTGCGTTCTAGTCGACCAAGTCAGGACCAACTTGATGCAGAAGCATCTGCTCGTGCTGCAAAAAATCGTGCCATTTTTAACGAAATTGACCAAACTTGGGGCAATAAGAAGTTTAACCGCGAAGGCACTCACGAAGAGTTGAAGGCTCTAAACACAGCGGTATCAGCGTTTCGTTCAGCACCTCACGGACCAAAGAAAGAAGCGGCCCGTAACTCAGCGTGGAACATTGTTCAAGGAATTAAAGCCAATAAGGGTATGACCAATCCAACACGTGCCATCATGCCTCACGGTCAAATCATGCCTTGTGCAACTCCAGGATGTAAGAACGAAGTTCCATTCATGGGTGCAGACGCTACCTGTGAAGGTGGCAAGTGTGACGTACGAGGGGTTAGCGTACAACGCCCTAAGGAGTAATGCGGTAGTATTCAGTCGGTCTACAATTAGGAGCACAAGTGGCAGATAACATTAAAGACATAGCAGTAAAAGAAACAAAAGAACCGCAGATACGTCTTCTTGTATGCCGTAATTGTAGGAGCGCAGAAGAACTTCCCGATTGGGATGGGCGCCCAGAAGACGATGTCCTACTTCAAATTACAGTAGAACGTCATCAACGCCCGACTCCACATGTAGGTTTACTATTTAAGTTTCCAGTCAAGTACTGGGCTCGTCCAGACGTTAAACAGCAAATCCTCAAGCAAATAAGCGAGGGTTCATCAGGCTTAGACGTATTTGGAACTAAGTTCTACGACACTAAGTCAACCTTCCAAGAAGATGCAATGAAGTGTTATGCCCTTCATAATCGCCCAACTGGTCAATGCCCAGACTATAAGTATGACCGTAAGATGTTAAAACCAGACACGGCTAAGGAACGTAAAGAGGCCGGAATGGACAAAGAGTCTAAAGGACCTAAGATTTACCTATGCGATTTTTGCCCAGTTAAGTCATTTAACATGAAAAAGCACAATGAGCAGAAGGGAATGTATCAATGAGCGAAGAGTTTGCCCCAGATTTTGAAACAGCGTTCATAGTCGTCAAATCGTTTGACGGAACCTTCCACGCTACCCAGGAGCTCGGGTCCGCTTTTACGGTGGAAAGGCTGTCAACCCGTACTGACATGAAGCAGGGATTTAGGGATTTATTGGACGCCATGGTCGCTGACGACCTGGCTCAGAGGGTTTTTAACAAAATTCATGAAAATTCCTCCGAGGATAGCCAGCGGAAAGTGGCTGCGATACGGCAGTCTTTGGTCAACAGGGATATCCTGTAACGACAGGGGTGTTGGAATGTTTATCGAAATGTCTTGCAACTGCATGGCGTCATTTCAAGCAGAAGCGGAAGACGCAGACAACTTAGTTCTTACTTGGGCTAATTCATTCGTTCAGGCACATCGTGCTTGTGGATTTATGAATCCACTAAACACTGATTCGCCAGAAAAAACAAAACGATATGACATCGCGCCAGAGATTAAACGTAGGGAAAAAGAATAATCAAGTAAGATAAGCCTTATGGACTTTCATGAGGCACTATCTAACAAAGCAGAACCAGTTGAACTAACAGGCGGAGATTCGTCGTACTTTAGCAAGCCTCAACTTGGACTTGACCCCCGACTATTTCGTAACAACCAACTAATCCCAAGCGTTAGAAACGCAGTTCTGTCCGCCCTGTTCGGACACCTAAATCACAAA